ATGTTAGGTCTTGAAAAAAAGCGCGACGAGATAAAACGAAAAATAGAAGAGGCCCAGAGCATTGACAATACTGTAAGAGCGGAGAAAATACGAACTGTTTTGGATGCCTATCGGTCCAGTGACGCGCCAACACAAAATGCACTGCTTCATTCTGTAATATCGAATGTACAATATTATAAGGAAAAGAAATCAAAACCGCTTGATTTCAAACTAATTTTTAACTTAAAGTAATCAATTTATTTTTAAGCACAGTTATATAAGACGCTATATCTTACGAGGAAGATATAGCGTCTTATAAGTTCTTTCGCAAAAAAAATTTTCTGACTATTTCAAGTGGTAAACAAGGTTAAACGCCGACGGTTTTGACTTCTTTTCTTTATAATAGCGGATAGAAGCTATTACAGAATGCAACAGCGCGTTTTGCGCCGGCGGCTCGCTTGACCGGTACACATCCAAAACATTTTGTATCTTCTTCGCCCGTTCTTTGCTGTCAAAATTCTTCGCATCTTCAATCTTCTGTTTGGCCTCGCTGCGCCGGGCTTCCAGGTCTGCGAGTTTTCTGGTGACAGCCGCCATGCGTTCCCGGAAAGTAGGAAGATCATATTCGCCCAGTTCTAGCAGCTCATACAAACGCGTTTTTTGCCGGTTTGCCAAAGACAGCTCTTTTTCAAGGGCGCAAAGCGCGGTTTCCAAAGAGGTGGTATCCGCTTCCTGCTCAGGCAGCTCTATTTTCATTTCTTTCAAAATATCGCCCAAGTGATCAAGGACAGCATTTTCTACCAAAGAAAATTTCGCGGACGCGCAGCAGCCTTTTTTCGGGCAGAGCAGGTACGGCTCGCCTTTCATGGTCATGCGCTGCATATTCCCGCCGCAGTTTCCGCACTGTACGAGGCCCGCCAGCGGGCTTTTAATGGTTCCGTCCCGTTTCGACGGCCGGTATCTGCCTTTCATAATTTCCTGTGCCCTTTCAAAAGTTTGATTGTCTATGATGGGAGGATGCAGTCCATCTGTGATCGTCCATTTTTCTCTGGGGTTGTAGATAGTAATGTGTTTCAAATTGCCCTTTGTGTTTTTCTTGATGTGCGTTTTTTGATCCCATACAATTTTTCCGATGTAAGTCGGATTTTGGATAATCTTCGCAATGCTGCCGCGTCCAAACTGCGGCGACCGGTGGGGCCGTGCGCCCATCGCGTTGATCTGCCCGGCAATGGAAACACATCCATATCCTTGCAGGTACAAATCGAAAATCATTCGGACAAACCGGGCCTCCGGCTCAAAGATTTCCAAGGTGGGCCGCCGGTCCACCGTAATCTTTTTGTACCCGTAGGGCGCGTTTGCTACATAGCAGCCATCCCGGATAGAACGCTGCAAGCCGCGGCGTAGGCGTTTGTTAATGATCTTGTATTCCCGGCGGGACATAAACGTTTTGAACTCCGCCATTTCGTCGTCCATTTCGTCCGCCAGATCATACACCTTATCCGGCGTCACAATAAGCGTCCCGCTTTCCCGGAACGCGTCCAGGATGATTCCCTGATCTTTCATGCGGCCGCGGGAAAGCCGGTCCAGATCCATGCAGAGCACCGCGTCATACTGGCCCGTCTCCACCGCTTCCAACATTTTAAGCATCTGCGGGCGGGCGTACAGGCTTTCTCCGCTGACGACCTCCGGGTAATAGTCCACGATATCCAGCCCATGCCGCTGGGCGCACTCCTTTAACCATTCCCGGTGCCGGTGAAGAACCTCATCGGTCTCCATACCTTCCTCCATGCGGGATTTTCGCAGATAGGCCGCAGCGGTTTTGCCCAGCATATCTTTTTTATAATCCACGAAACAATCACCTCGCTTATTCAACCGCCCCGGCGGGATAACGCCGGGGCGGGGTTTATCTTGGTTTCCTTTTCTATGTATCAGGTTTCCTTTTCTAACAGGGCATTAGGGTCTGTATGCTTTGAGAAACGGCGGCTGATGACAACTTGATACATATCCTCCGCTGGTTCTATTGGCTTCAGTAGTTTTGTATACCGGCTGATAACTCCGAGCATATACCGGCTGTAATTCCCAATTTCATAGATATTTGCAAGGCCACACCGAATCTCTTTTTTATCTTCGTCCGGTATGACGACAATTAGCTGAATCCCATTGACGATGAGGCGGCAAATCCATTTCCGAACATTGCCTTTATACAAGACGGCTAAATAAGATTCCGTCTTTTTGTATGTAATATCTTCCAGATTAACATAGTTTGCAAATAGATTCTTTAAGTGATAGTATGCGTTCATCTCCGCACGTGTAGGCTTTGCCGTAGATTCCTTTACCGGCTCGGCAGATACTCCTGGGGTGGGTGGATTATCCGAGTCCTCACGCGCAAAGAGTGCAGTTTTGATTTTGTCATTCATGGTTTCACTGATGAATTCCTGCATAGAACCCTGTAATATGGGGCGGAACCGCTCCAAAACAGCCTGGGTTTTCATCCCGGAATAGACGTCCTGCAAGAAGAATCGGACAAAGTCATCCGACGGCCTTTGGAATTCTTCTGCCAGTATTCCCTTGAAGCGGCTTTGATATTTCAAGAGGGAAGCCGCGTCAAAAACTTTAGAAACGCTGAAAGTCTCTTTCCGAAATCGTTTCAATTCCTCAATCTGACTTTCTTTCATGTGAAGCAGATCGAAGTCCAGGAACGGCAGCACATCCATTTTGTTTTGATTTTCGAGGTCCGTATAAAAACGGTAGCGAACGCCGTTGGTCAGGATCGCAAATTTCGCAGGCGTGGTGGAGAAGTAGCGGAAAAGCTGGGAATCATGCTTTTCCAGGTTCCGGTTTATAGATTTCGCTTCAATGATGATAACCGGGTTACCATCTTGCAAAATGGCGTAGTCCACCTTTTCGCCCCGCTTAATACCTACGTCGGCCACATACTCCGGGGCAAACTCCTTTGGGTCGAACACATCATAGCCCAGCAGTGAAAAGAATGGCATAATGATTGCAGTTTTCGTAGCTTCTTCGGTTTGAATGGAGTCTTTCAAGGATTCTACGCGCTTGATAAACTGGATTAAGCTCTCGTTGAATTCCATATTCTTTCTCCTTCTATATTTCTGCACCTGACGGGCGGTTACTCAAAATAACTTTTGTCGCAGATGCCCAGCACCAGACCTTGGCAGCGGACATCCTCCGTCATAGGCCGGGGCGGGTAGGCGGGGTTGTGCGAAATCAAAACGCCGTCGCCCAGTTCCTTAATCCACTGCTGTCCGTCCATAAAGAACACACCGGTCTGACCGGGTATTATCTCGGTACAGGACCGGACAAACAGCTTGTCTCCATCGTAGTAGGTTGGTTCCATGCTGTCTCCGCTGACTGCGGCCAAAAAGGATGCACCTCGGGGAGGTCGCTTCGTCAAGTCCAATTCTTCAGCTTCGTCATACCCAGCTGGCTGACCCGTTCCTGCACTCATAGGCATGGTGGGAAACCACTTCATAATATAGACTGCCTTTTTCAGATCATACGGCGATTTCTGCATTAGCTCAGTACATCGCTGATACTCTACATCTAATACACTACCCACCGCTTTCTTACCGTATTGGTCAAGGGAGCGGTATTTTTTTATGTGTTCCATTTCAGTGAAATCTACTTCAAATCCACTAGATTTTCCATAGTTTGGGTCAGTAACATCGTCTTTAATCCAAAAATCCAAAGTTGTATTAAAATATTCCGCAAGTTTTTTAAAAGTGGAGAGTTTCAAACCATCGTATCCTTTTTTATACCATCCATCAATCGTTGTGTATGGTATTCCACTGTTCTGTGACATTGAATTCTTATTAAGCCCATATTTTTCCATAAGAAAATCAAGCTTATGAAGAAAATCCATTATCTCACCTCCTTAGTTTAATATAGTACCACAGCAGAAAATATAATGCAAGAAAAATTTTACCCCATAGGGTAAAAAAAGGCTTGACAACTTACGGCGTAGGGTGTATAGTATGCATATGAGTTACCCCGCAGGGTAAAAATGAGGAGGTGAACTGATGCTGAGATTAAGGAGAGCTCTTGATTCCAAGCAAATGACAGTAAAGAACTGTGCGGAACTCATCGGAATATCTGAAAAGTCGCTTCGCAACAAACTTTCTGGTTCCAGTGATTTTACTTACAAGGAAGTAAAAAAGTTGTCTGCTATGTTCCCGGACTTTAATATGGACTATTACCTGTCCGAGGACATCAAGCCGGGGGCGTAGGGAGGGGGTGAGGAATTGCAAATTCCCATTGACGCCACTACAGAAGAAATTGCCGCCCTTGTGGTGGCGGCACAAGAACGGCAGGAGGTCAAGATAACGATTGATGGCGCGGAAATCTGGAAAGGGTTTATTTCCCGTTAGGAAAGTCCCCGTTGACGTTGAACGAATTCAAGCGGAGTATGAGGTCACAACGTATTTCTTTGGGAGGCCCAGCCCGCAGGCAGTTCAAGTTTCATTTGAACTGGACGCCCACGGGTGGAGCAGACTTGAACAGTCAAGTGAGTGGCGGAATCTTCTGGAAGTTCTTGCATCCCTTCAAAAAGAACAAAAGCACTTTGTGCGCTCAGCCCGGATACAGCGATAGGCATTGGAGTTGAGAATATCTGCCGCACGCCAGTGATTTCTTTTCCAGAACGGCGGATTGTTTCACGCAATAGAGTCGAAGAAGGTGTGCAAGCGGTTTTTCCCTCTCCGCACAGCAGAAAGAATTGCGTCACGGCAATAGAAAGCCTGGATTTGTTCTCAATCCCAATATGGAGATATGTCACATCTTTATAGGATTTGATGCTATATATCCGGATTCTAAAATTTTTCCTTTTGGAAATGAGATCATTAGCCAGATTATACAAAGACAGCATCAGACTTAATGACGCAATTGCCGCAGTTGGATTAGTTTTTGCCCATTGCAAGACTACATCTGCAATCATTCTGGTTCACCTTCCTGTCGATATGCGTAAAATTATACCGCAACAGGAAGAAAAACGCAATTGCTATTTTCAGTGCTTGAGCAGAGCGGGATACGGCGTGAGAAAGGAGGATGGTTGTGGCCCCGAAAAAGAATTCAGCCCCCGATATCGAGAAGGATATCCAGAGGCTGAAACGGCAGGTATTATGGCTGACTATTTTGGTTTGTCTCTTGATTGGGCTGACTATCAGGCTGTTTTTCGAGTGCAGCAGGCTCAACGGAACTTTGGACCTCATCACTGAGAACATCGGGCTTATCTCCGATTTCAGCGGATTGGTTCTCTCTAAGTTCGAGCAAATCGACAAGCTCCTGGAATTTTTCAAGGAATTCATAAGGATGCACTTATTATGATGCAAAAGCAGCCCTCAGCACAGCATTTTCAATATTGGAAAAAGCTATGCTGAGGTCCAAGATTTGAGCTATTCCAATGCGCTTAGGTCAATGTCCTCATCTTTTTGTGGGATATGGTTATCCAAGTAATTGTAACCGAATCGCTGGAAGGCCGCCAGCGTGGCCCGTTGTGTCGGCCCTGCCGGGGCTACGCAACAAAAAACCAACAAATTTAGTCCGGCATTCAGGGGCTGGTCAATAAGGACAGCCTGAGCCGCATACCATCAGAGGGAGGCGATAATATGGAATCGGCGATTCAGACAACCGTTACATACAAAACTGAAATTGTCAGCGGGAAGGAAGTCCAAGTGGAAATCACCAAGCAGATAGGGCTTCAATCCCTGATGCTTGAAGGGAAGCCTACCCTTGTGGAAGCGGTAACCTACAAAAAATATCCAGGAAAAAACAACATCCAAAAAAATTTTACCCCTGCAGCTCCGCCGAAAAGCCCGGAGGAAACCGCGGCACAGCTGGCAAGGCTCAATGAACTCTACGCAAATTTGTTTGTCAGCTAGCGGTTTCACCCTCTCTTGGTTTGCAAAGAAAGGCAGGATATTTATGAAGAAAATACTCCAAATTGAGCCGGTTGCTGAAAATTTCTGGCGCGTAACTACAAAATCGGATGCGGACCTGTTTATTTGTGTGGTGCAGGCACCCACTTTGAAAGACGCTTGGACCGAAGCCCTTAAATCTATTTAATTGGGAGGCTGTCCGATGAATACGGAAGAATTACAAAAAAGGATCATAAAGCATGGGAAATGGCGACGCGGAGAACCAGGCGGAGAAAGACTTGATCTGCATGGAGAAGATCTCTCCGAGGCCAATCTCTCTTGGGCTAATCTCTCCGGGGCCAATCTCTCCGAGGCCAATCTCTCTGGGGCTGATCTCTCCTGGGGCAAATCTCAAAAATGTAATAGTTAATACATCAACAAAATTCTGGGCATTGCAATGCCCAGAAAGCGGACAATATACCGCATGGAAAAAAGCGGGCGGTCTGATTATAGAGCTGGAAATTCCTGCGGATGCACAGCGATCTTCTGCCACCAGCCGAAAGTGTCGTGCAAGCAAAGCAAGAGTTATAAGTATTACAAACACAGATGGGGTATCAGCAGGAAACCACGTATGTAGTGATTATGACCCTAATTTTGTCTATACCGTAGGCGAAACCATGGAAGTCTCAAACTTTGACACGAACCGTTGGAATGAGCGTGCACCTGGAATTCACCATTACATTACCCGCCAGGAAGCCGTGCAGCACGTATAAAAAAGCCCCGCCGGGCGATCTGGCATCGGCGGGGCAAGGATAAAAACAAACGGTATTATAGCAGCTGCACAAATTGCATAGCCGTACAAAACAAAAGAATTACCCCGCTGGATGTGCGACCATCCAGCGGGGCAGGCAAGACCGGCTGACAAGCATCAAACGGGCTTGATAGAACAAATATAGCACAACTCTCTGTTTCTGTCAAGCCGCAGGAAGGAGAAATTATGAAAATCGACCTGAAATTTTGCGGCGGAGAAATGCACATCGAATGGGTTCCCATAGATTTGGACAAGCTCCAAGCAATCTGCGGCATTTTATACGCCGCCATTGCATCCAGCGGGATTAACCTGTTTGTGTTCATACTTAAAAATTTTTGAGAAAGGAGGAGGCTATGGAAACACTAGGAGACTTCGCGCGGAAATATAGGTTGGAACGCGCAGGAATTCCCACCGCCGTCAAAATCGGCAAAAACACTTACAAGGGGGTTGGACTGGATTGGATTCTGGAAAACCCGATTCTCTCCAATCATCCATTGGGAGGTTTTGTAAAGTGGCATAGAGGAACGTCAATTGTTGGAAAGGAGGATAATTTATGAAGCATCAAGAACGTTGCAAATCGGATTTTGAGCCACCGGATCACCGACCGCTTCGCATATTTGCAGTCAATTTTCTGCTACTGCTTGCTTTGACTCTGTTTTGCATCCTGCGATCAAGCGAAGCAACACAGCATTCGAGGAACGTTCCGCAAAATTCGACGGTCACGGTTCAAATTCTGACGCGCCGCAGAACGGAAAGGACCCTGAAAAAGTTACATCGCAGCGTCCCAGGGATGACCGAAAACGAGTTGATTGAAGCGGCCCTCCTGGCGCAGGCCCCGGGGATCGAGAACAGCACCGTTACGCACTATGACGCTTGTGTAGCTTGCTGTGGAAAGTCGGATGGCTTTACAATTACTGGCGTTCAGGCAACACCCTATGTCACCGTAGCGGTGGACCCGGCGGTCATCCCATTGGGCAGCGATGTGCTGGTTGACTATGGTGATGGCGAAATTCATTATTACCGTGCCGACGATATCGGTTCCATGGTGACGGGGAATCATATTGATCTCTGCGTTAGCAGCCATGAAGAAGCCATAGCCTTGGGCGTTCGGACAGCGACAGTCTACTGGGTAGAACAGGAGGAAGACGCAGAATGAAACTATACGATAATGATGAATACCGCGATGAGTTTATGGCGATCGTGTATGCTCTTTTACATAGCGACGGAACGAATGACCGGGCAAATCAAATCATTGACGCGTTTGATAACGCCCCGGCGATTGATGCAGAGCCAATACCGTCAAGAGCCCCGCTGTCCCTGGAAGAACTGCGGGAAATGGACGGGGAGCCTTACTGGCACGTTGGATTGCGGGATGATTCTCCAACTCCCCATTGGGCAATCCTGCCTAGCAATGTGGCGCAACGTCCACAAGATTATTTTTACGGAAAATATTGGCTTGCCTACCACCGCAAGCCGGAGGAAGCCTCATGTACATGACGGAAGCAGAAATCTGCCGGGATTACCGCCTCACGGCAGACACACACAAACCGAAACAAATTGGGATATTGGCGGACATGAACCTTTGCAGCCGAATCCAAATCGCCGACATCCTGGAACGGCACGGGGAATCCATTATCCAGAAAAGAGCTATGCCAACCAGGGCCGAGATCGATCGCCGGAAAGAGCTGCGCCTTACCATGTACCGGCAGGGGATGACCGATTCGGAAATTTCTGCCGCCTTGGGAGAATCCTACTGCACTACATACTATTGGCGGCGCGGTCACGGCCTCCCGCCAAACAAAAGGAGAACAAAAAATGGATAAACGCGGCGTATCAGGCGAATTGGCGTGCGTGTGCTGTTTTGAGCCGAATTGCTTTGGCTGTTCCGTTTTTGCACGTGCTCTTTCCTTGGAAACGATGGAAAACCTGCCGGATTACGCTGAGGAAGGCGAAAAATTTCAGTTGGACTGGGAGGAAAAATTTTAATATTGCTGCATTCTGCCACAACAAAAGAAAGTAGGGATTGTCAAATGGAATCGGTAAAAATCACTTCGTTTGAAGCAGAAAATGTCAAGCGTGTCAAGGCCGTCCAGTTTTCCCCTGCGGCGGACGGCCTGACGATCATCGGCGGACGGAATGATCAAGGGAAAACCACCATTCTGGATTCCATCGCCTGGACCCTGGGCGGCGAACGCTTCCGCCCCAGCAGCGCCGTCCGCGATGGCTCTGTTACGCCGCCTATGACCCGGATCGTATTAAGCAATGGGCTTGTTGTCCAGCGGTCCGGGAAAAACGGGAGCTTAAAAGTTACGGACCCCAGCGGGAAACAGGCGGGGCAGCAGCTGTTGAATACGTTTGTGGAACAGCTCGCATTGAACCTCCCGAAATTTATGTCTTCCGGCGATGGAGAGAAGGCCGCCACACTGTTGCGGGTAATTGGTCTGGAAGATCAAATCCGTGAGTTGGATCGTCAAGAAAAGGAGTTATATAGCCAGCGCCATGCCATTGGGCAAATTGCCGACCAAAAGAAAAAATATGCGAAAGAACTTCCTTCTTTCGCAGACGCGCCGAAAGAGCCAGTTTCCGCCTTGGAACTCATTCAAAAGCAACAGGAAATTTTGTATCGAAACGGAGAGAACCAGCGAAAACGGGAGCGGGCGGCTCAGATGGAACAGCGAAGGCAAGACCTTGCCCGCCGATTAAGTGAACTGGAAGAGGAATATGCCGCGGTTTGTCAGGACTGTGAGACCGCTCAAAAAAACGCTTTGGATTTATTGGATGAATCCACAGATGAATTGGAACAGAGCCTTTTTGACATTGAAACGATCAATAAAAAGGTAGCTGCAAACCAGGAAAAGGCCCGTGCCGAAATGGAAGCAAAGACGTATTTTGAACAATATGAAAGATTGGCACAGCAGCTGGAATCCATCCGTGCAGAACGAATTGCGCTGTTGGACAAGGCCCCGCTTCCTCTCCCAGGGCTGTCGGTGGAAAACGGAAAACTAACATATCAGGGGAAATCCTGGGACTGTATGAGTGGCAGCGGACAGTTAAAAGTAGCGACTGCCATCGTCCGGGCCCTGAACCCGGCTTGCGGGTTTGTCCTGTTAGACAAGTTGGAGCAAATGGATCTGGATACCCTGCGGGAGTTTGGCGCATGGATGGAAGAGGAGGGGCTGCAAGGCATCGCCACCCGCGTTTCCACCGGCGGCGAATGCAGCATCATCATTGAGGATGGGCGGGAGTTGGCCCCGCCGGAAATTGATTGGGGAAAGGTGGGATTTTAAGTATGAAGCCATTAAAAATCATCACAGGGAAAACCGGAGGCGCAATGAAGGTTGTCCTCTATGGTCCAGAGGGGATTGGGAAATCCACGCTGGCGGCGCAGTTCCCCCGGCCGCTGTTCATTGACACGGAGGGCAGCACAAAATTTATGGACGTTCCCCGGACGGAACGCCCCACCAGCTGGACGATGCTGATGGAGCAGGTGCATTGCGTCTGGGACAACCCCGGCCTGTGCGGTACGCTGATCCTCGACACCGCCGACTGGGCGGAACAGCTCTGCATGGCAAATGTTTGTGCGGCCAAAAAGATTTCCAGCATCGACGACCTGGGCTATGGCAAAGGGTACAACTATCTGGCAGAAGAATTTGGCCGGCTCCTGAACACCCTGACTGAAATCACGGAGCGGGGATGCAACGTCCTCCTGACGGCTCACGCGAAGATGAGGAAATTTGAACAGCCGGACGAATTGGGGGCCTATGACCGCTGGGAACTGAAACTGCAAAAAACGGTTTCCCCGCTGATGAAGGAGTGGGCTGATCTGCTCCTGTTCGCCAATTATAAAACATTTTCCGTCGCCGTGGACAAAGCCGGAACCAAACATAAGGCGCAGGGCGGTCAGCGGGTCCTTTATACGTCGCATCATCCCTGCTGGGACGCAAAGAACCGCCTGGGGCTTCCGGAAGAGCTGCCCTTGCGTTTTGCCCCGCTGGCGGCTTATTTCGGCGCAGGCGGTACGACTCCGCCGGAACCAGCGAAACAAACGCCCGCAGAAACGCCGGTCCCGGACCGCCGCCCGCTGAGACCGGAGTCCACTCCTGAAACGCAGGAGCCCAAAGAAGCCGCCCCGTATGTGCCGGAGGTCCTCAAGCCACTTTTGGAAAGCGCGGGCGTGACTGAGGCGGAAGTTCGGGATGTAATCGCAAAACGGCATGGAAGTTTCCCGGTCGGGACTCCCTGGGAATCGATGGAACGTGTTGATTTTGTCAACCGCTGGGTAGTCAGACACTGGGACAAAATCGTCCAAATGATTCAAGAAAATCCGGACCGGTTGCCCGATCTCGTGCAAAACTGATCCAAATCCCATACATTATTAACAACCTGTTAGGAGGAACGATTCATGAGCGACTACGCAAATCAGCCCCATGCTTTGACCTGGGACGACGAAATTTCCAACGATTCCGGCAGTTTTGTCCTTTTGGAGGAGGGAGATTATTCCTTCAAGGTAACTTCCTTGGAACGGGCCCATTTTCCAGGTTCCGCCAAGCTGCCCCCATGCGACAAGGCTATATATACATTGGAGGTGGAAACGGACACAGGCGCTGCAATCGTGAAATACGAACTGATTCTGTTCTCTACTCTGGAATGGAAACTCTCTGAATTTTTCCGGGCAATCGGGCAGAAAAAACGTGGTGAACCGCTGCGCCCCCGCTGGAAAGAGGCCGTGGGCGCAACCGGACGCGCCCGCTTCAAGCCCCGGACATACACCAAAAAGGATGGTACGGAAGGGCAAACCAACGGCGTGGAACGATTCTACGATTACGATCCCGCTGCCATGCAATCAGCCCGGCAGGCGGCCCAGCCCCAAGTCAACGGGTGGACCCAGGAGCCCACGCAGTCCACCCCTTGGGATGACCTTCCGTTCTGATGGAGCTGCGCCCTTATCAACAGGCGGCGCTGGAAGCGGTGGAACAGGATTGGAACGGCGAGTATTCCCGCACGCTGCTGGTTCTTCCCACCGGCACCGGGAAAACCGTCGTGTTCAGCAAGATCATTGAGGATCAGGTACGCGCCGGCCTGCGCTGCCTGATCCTGGCCCACCGCGGCGAACTCCTGGAACAGGCGGCGGATAAGCTGTATCAAACGTCCGGCCTGCGCTGCGCCGTGGAAAAAGCGGAGGAGTCCTGCCTGGACAGTTGGTACATGGTAACGGTGGGTTCCATCCAGAGCCTCATGCGGGAAACGCGCCTGAATCAGTTTCCGCCCGGCTACTTTGACGTGATCGTTATTGACGAAGCCCATCACGCCCTGTCGGACAGCTACCAGCGGGTCCTTTCCCATTTCGCGGGGGCCCGCGTCCTGGGCGTCACCGCCACGCCGGACCGGGGCGACATGCGGAACCTTGGGCAGTATTTCCAGCACCTGGCCTATGAATACACGCTGCCCAAAGCCATCAAAGACGGATACCTGTCCCCCATCAAAGCCGTCACCATTCCTCTGAAGCTGGACCTGTCCGGCGTGGGCGTCCAGGCGGGGGATTTCAAAAGCGCAGACCTGGACACGGCCCTGGATCCGTACCTCCATCAAATCGCCGGGGAAATGCACCGCTATTGCGAAAACCGCAAAACGGTGGTATTCCTGCCGCTGGTGAAGACCTCGCAAAAGTTCCGGGATATTCTGAACGCCAGCGGCTTCCGCGCCGCGGAGGTCAACGGCGGCAGCGAAGACCGGGCAGAAATCCTCCGGGACTTCGATTCCGGGGCATACAATGTCCTCTGTAATTCCATGCTTCTGACGGAGGGCTGGGATTGCCCCAGCGCGGATTGCGTGGCGGTGCTGCGGCCTACCAAGGTCCGCTCCCTGTATTGTCAGATGGTGGGACGCGGAACCCGCCTTTCCCCCGGAAAAACGGATTTGCTCCTTCTGGATTTCCTCTGGCACACCAGCCGCCATGAGCTGTGCCATCCCGCCAGTTTGATCTGCGACTCGGAAGAAGTTGCGAGGAAAATGACCGAAAATCTGGTGGCTGCGGCCGGCTGTCCGGCGGACCTGGAACAGGCCGAACAGAAGGCCAGTGAAGATGTGGTCGCCCAACGGGAGGAATCCCTTGCTAAGAAATTGGCCGAAATGCGGAGCCGCAAGCGGAAGCTGGTGGACCCGTTGCAGTTTGAAATGAGCATCGCGGCGGAGGACCTGTCCGGATACGTCCCTTCGTTCGGCTGGGAGATGAAGCCGCCGTCGGCGGAACAGAAAACAGCACTGGAAAAATTCGGAATCCATCCAGACGAAATTCAGAGTGCCGGGAAAGCGTCCCTTTTGCTGGAACGGTTGCAAAAACGCCAGGCGGAAGGATTGTCCAGACCGCGGCAAATCCGTATTCTGGAGCAGTTCGGGTTCCGGCATGTCGGGAATTGGTCGTTTGACGCTGCAAACCGGATGATCACCCGTATGGCAGCCTGCGGGAAAGATGGAAGATGGAGAGTTCCGCCCGGTGTGAATCCAGCGACATACGAAGGGACGTAATATGACAAACAAAACCGAAATACTTTCCGCATTGGATGCCATTGATCCTGCGGAATTGGATTACCAGGATTGGCTGAATGTCGGCATGGCGTTGAAGATGGAGCGTTTCACCGTCGATGTTTGGGAGGCTTGGAGCCGCCGGGACCCGGCGCGGTATCATTTAGGCGAATGCCTGAAAAAGTGGGAATCTTTCCAGGGAAGCGAACATCCTGTCACTGCGGGCACGATCGTAGCGATGGCTCGTTCCAGAGGCTGGCAGTCGGCTGTGACCGGCGGGCGGATATTGGGCTGGGACGACATGATAGGCGTCGGCGAGTCGTGTTCCGGTGTGGTGGTGGATCAGAACTGGGTGGAAGACCGCGAAACGGCGGAGCCGAAGGTTTGGGATCCCGCCCGCCAGCTGATTACATACCTGGAAGCCCTTTTCAGCTCGGAGGATTATGTTGGCTACGTAACGCGCAGTTTTCAGAAAAACGTTGACGGAAAACAGAAATATTTCCCCCAGAAGGGACGGTTCGACCGTACCGCCGGGAAACTCATTGAAGATTTGGAAAAATGTAACGGCGATATCGGCAAAGTTCTCGGGGATTACAACCCCAAAGCGGGGGCCTGGATTCGCTTCAACCCCCTGGACGGCAAGGGGGTCAAGAACGAGAACGTGACCGATTTCCGCTATGCTTTGGTGGAGAGCGACAGCATCCCGGCAGAACAGCAAATGGCGATTATCACCGCACTGGAGCTGCCCGTGGCCGCTCTTGTGCATTCGGGCGGCAAGAGTATTCACGCTATCGTCCGGGTGGAGGCGGGCAGCTATGAGGAATACCGGGAGCGGGTGGACTACCTCTACAGCGTCTGCAAGAAGCACGGCCTGGAGCCTGACCGGCAGAACCGCAACCCCTCCCGGCTTTCCCGTATGCCTGGGGTGACGCGGGGGGAGAACAAGCAGTTCCTGGCGGCGGTGAACCTGGGCAAGGCCAGCTGGAACGAGTGGAAGGAATGGGTGGAGAGCGTCAACGACGACCTGCCCGAAACCGAAAGCCTCACGGTTGCCTGGCGGAATATGCCGGCCCTGGCCCCGCCTCTCATTGACGGAGTACTGCGCCAGGGACACAAGCTGCTGGTGGCCG